TGATCCTACAAAAATTGGAGGTGCAAATCGTTTCTGGGCAGATGGAAATTATGGTCGAGGATTAGTTTCCTTTATAGATGCTGCTGGACAAAATACATCTACTAATCAATCTTTAATTGCGGAGGCTTTATCATTAATAGATGATAAAGGAAATCCAAACGGCATCGCAGCAGGATTATCTTTAGCATCAAATATATTAGGTGCTAATGAAAATTTATTGACTGGAATTGGTAATGCTTTTGAAGCAATTAGAAGTGGTAATATAACAAATTTAATTTCTGCTGCTGGTAATCTTGCATCATTTAATCCTAGAATATTAAATGCTATTGCTGGTAGAGGTGCTGCTCTTGCTGGTGCGATACCAAGTGGTTTGGGTTTAGGTGCATTAGGTGGTATGAACTTTGATATTGCATCATCACTGAGTTTTGTCAATTCTATAACTAAAATATTTGATTGTGATCCTAAACCAGAGTGCTCACCAAATGATACTCATACCATGCAAAGTGGTGGTGGATCTTCTGAGAAACCTAGTACATCTGGTGTTGCGGAGTCTGCAAAAATTACTTCTAGTTCTGTTAAAGAAAGAAAATCTTATGGAACTAGTGTAGAAAAATCTAATTCTAGTGGAGATGGTGTTACGATTAAGAAAGTATTCACTAAACCACAATCAAGAAAAACTGATTTAACTAATTTGGTTGGATTTGTTAATGGCAAACCTTACTATGGCCCATTCCACCTTCACATGAGAGATAGTGGAGAGAGAGTTATCATGGTTGGTGCTGCACATACATCTGCGAAGCATGCTGTTATATACAAGACAGAGAATGAGAGTCTTGCCAATCCATTTGTGGAGGAATAATGCCAATATCACAAACGTCATTCGATAATATCAAGGTAGGGTACATCAGTGAAACTGAGGGGTATGTTAGAGACATATCAATCGCTGATGCAAATGCATATGCAGAACTAAATCCAGAGACAGAATTTATATTCATAGATGGTGATGAGAAAGTTAAATTTTTGACAATTAGTGAAGTCAACGCACTAACTCCCAAAAATTTACTGAGATCTGATCCTTGTTTAACTGGTGATCAACTTTGTGGCCCACCCAAACTTAAATTTTTTGGTGGCAGTGGTGTTGGTGCAACTGCTAATCCAGTTGTAGATGTTAATGGTAATTTAATCGCAGTTGATCTTGTAAGTGGTGGTTTTGGATATACTTCACCACCACAAGTTCAAGTTCTCGATCCTTGCAATATAGGTAGTGGTGCTGTGCTTGAAACTGAGATAGAAGACGGAGTTGTTGTGAAGGTAATTGTCAGAGATAGTGGTCAAGGATACTTACCACCACCACAAACAGTTCCACAATATCCTGCTGTGATAGAACTTACAGGTGTAACTGTTACAAATCCAGGCTTTAATCATAATTGTGGTGTTGATACTATAGAGATAATACCAAGCAATGGATCTGTTCTCTCTTATGATTGTGATCCTTTTGGTAAAATAAGATCAGTATCTGTAAACAAGGGTGGTAGATTCACAGAATTACCACAAATTAGAATGAATACAGAAACAGGATTCAATGCAACTTTTGTTCCTGAGTTTGATATCATCCGTGATCCACAACCAATAGAACCAGTTCTTACTGATGTGGTTCAGGTATTTGATCTTGTGGGGTTAAATATAAATGGATATATTGATGGTAAACCTTACTATGGGAACGTTTACTTTGTAAATGGTATTAAGTTTGCAGGAACATCTGAAAAATCTGGAACTAATATCCAAGTCTATAATACTAGACTTGATAGTTTACAGAAACGTGACACAGGTGCTAGAATTATTTCAGATCAAGTGGAAGAAGCACAAGTTGTAGTGGAGGAGGAACAAGATACTGTAGAGTCTATTAGTTCTCCTTCAAGAGGAACTTACTCTACAACACCAACAAGTGCTCCAGCGACACCAGCGACACCAGCAACCACAACAACACCAGCATCTGGAGGAACTTATTCTGCACCAGCAACGCCAACGCCATCACCAGCACCATCAACACCATCAACACCAGCACCACCATCATCAAGTCCACCTAGCAGTGGTGGTGGCGGTGGCTACGGAGGAGGATACTAATGTCTGAAAAACAAAATTTCTGGAATCAAGTGATCAGTGCCATGAATGGTGCTATTACTTTTGGAAAGTTAAGTCCAAAGGGTGATGTCACTTCGAGTGTTCACATTCAGGCACTTGATGGTAGACATTTTATGTCATTTGATGAGGATGGGCCTAGAACAGGATTTACATTATTAAATTCACCTGGTTCAACTTTTATTCATAGTGGTGAGGATTTAAAACAAGAGCAAGAAGCAATCATGATTCTTGCAAAGAATGGTGACATACATTTAAAAGCAACTAAAGGTAAGATTAAATTAGAGGCACTTGATATTGAATTAATTGCTAATGGTAATGCTCCACAAGGTGTCATCTGGGCAAACGCATACGAAACCTTGAAACTTGACTCAAAAAATGTTACAATAGATGGAAAGCAATCCATGAAGATTATGACATCGGGATTGATAACAATGAGAGGAGGTTTAGGAACTCAAATGTTCTCACCTCTTATAGAGGGCATCTCTCGTGCATTAACAAAAGATAAATTACCAGAACCAGGCGAAACAAACACAAAGAGTATCTAACATGGCATTTGCATTCGACGAATTATTTGTATACGGTGGTCAGATCATCGCTAGTGCGAAGAAGATAGTTCCTAAAGCACTAGGAGTTGGTAACGAAAAGATAGATCACTCAGTATACATTCAAGGTAACACACAGATTGGAAAACCAGATGATTTTTCCACTGCTAATGCAACTCTGATGGTTGGTAGAGAGGATACTAAGGGAACAACCAGATCAATACGCACAAGAGGTAATGTTGATATTAGAGGTGATGGTGGAACTGCTAATGGATTAAGAGTTAGTGGTGGATCTTCAATTGATACGGTTCATGTGGTTGGTGATATGTATGTCACAGGTAAAGTAGATTGTGGTAACAAAGGAAGGCTTGCTGCTAGATTTGGTGCTGCTGATGGTAGACCAAAACCTTTTGACATAAAACATCCTAGTAAAGATGGATATAGATTGAGGTATGCTTGTATTGAAGGCCCAGAAGTCGGTGTATATTGTAGAGGAAGAGTTAGAGGAGAAAAAATAATTAAACTACCAGACTATTGGAAAGATCTTGTTGATGTTGAGAGTATATCAGTTCAACTGCAACCGATAGGAGCACATCAAGATGTAATAATTAAAAGATGGGATAGTGAGTTTGTATATTTACAAGCACAAGGTGGATTGCCGATCAATTGTTTTTATCACATCTATGCTGCAAGAAAAGATGTAAACCCATTACATGTTGAGTATCAGGGAGATAGTTGGAAAGACTATCCCGATCCAAACTTTAATCCTGAGATCACACCAGAGAATCCAAACTTTAACGATCCAGAGTATAGAACTAAGAGAAATACTATAACAATTTGAAGAAACTTATTTACGTTCAAGAGAGGTTTTTAGATCCCTCTTTATGTGTTCCTTTTATTGAGTTGGCAAAAAGAAACAATCAAGAGATGCCCTACGGTGATGAGAGTCGTGGGGGTGATACTTTTTTGACAACGGTTACGCATTCAAATCCAAATGAAAGTTTACCCAAAGCTCCAGACATACCACAACCTGATGGTGATGGAAACTACGGTGCTGTGTACTTAGGCGGTAATATAGATCCAACAACGATAAAAATTGATGATAATGAGTTATTCAAGACTGTTGTTCATGGTGTAACAAATTTGTGCAAGAGTTTTGACTCTGATGTTGCACTAGATTATGTGGGTGTGGTCAGATGGCCTGTAGGAACTTTTATGAAACCACATTTTGATAAGAATGATGTGCATGGTGAGGATGTCTTTGCTGCAATGCTGTATCTAAATGATGATTTTGAGGGTGGATCAACAGTGTTTGAACACATGGAGGTCAAACCAGAGACAGGTAAACTTATCATATTCTCTAATTCACAGTATCTTCACCATGTAAGCAAGGTTGACAAGGGTGAGAGGTATGTGCTATCCTTTTGGTATAAATATCCCAAACCTAATGACTGAAGAGTATTTGTCACGCTGTGTTGTTGACCCAATGAAGCGTAAGATCTTCCTCTATTCAAGTGAGGGTGATGAGAAGGTGGTTAGTTGTGAAACCATGGATCAGTTCATGAATTTACTAGAGATGTGTCGTAATAATCTTGATGAAGACACCCTTGCTTACGCGAACCCACTTTAGCCAGGGAAAAATAGCTTTTAATTACCAAAAAAGGCGGAAAAAAATTCCGCCAATTTTTTTGCCCTATTAGATTTTTTATAAATACATTGAAAGGTAAAAGTATACAAATAAAATGGGTCTTTCCAGATTAGATAACTTTTTAAAGAACGTGCGAGGCAACATTTTATATGTAAGCCCGAACGATTTGGACGCGACTGATAGTGTTGAGAATAAGGGTAATTCTTTAACTCGTCCATTCAAGACTATTCAAAGAGCATTAATAGAAGCAGCGAGATTTTCATACCAGTCAGGATTGAATAATGATAGATTTGCACAAACTACCGTGCTTTTATATCCTGGCGATCACGTTATTGATAATAGGCCAGGTTTCATTACTGTTAGAGACGGATCAAACGTAAGTTACAGAACAAGGTTTGGAACTGTTACTACAGATTTTCCTGCGTGGGATGCAACTACAAATTACGATCTTTCTAACTCTAATAACGCACTTTTCAAACTTAATAGTGTTCATGGAGGTGTAATCATACCTCGTGGAACTTCACTTGTAGGTTTAGATTTAAGAAAAACAAAAATAAGACCAAGATTTGTTCCTAACCCATTAAACGACACAGTTGAGAATTCTGCTATATTTCGTGTAACTGGTGCTAGTTATTTTTGGCAATTTTCCATATTTGATGCAGATCCTAATACTCTAGCATATCTTGATTATACTGAAAATGTATTTACACCAAGTTTTTCACATCATAAATTAACTGCGTTTGAATATGCCGATGGTGTAAATCCTGTAAGATTTAACGACACATATCAGTCTTTTGAAAGTAACTCTACTGATGGTAGCAGAACTGATCTTGACATGTATTACGAAAAAGTCGGTTTAGCTTATGGTGCTTCTTCAGGTCGTTCAATTGAACCAGACTTCCCATCTACAGGATTAGATATTCAACCAAAAATTGATGAATTCCGTATAACAGGGCCTAAATCTGGTGCAGTCGGTATTAGTAGTATAAAGGCAGGGGATGGATCAACATCTTCAAACCTTATCACAGTTACACTAAATGATCCTCTCTCAGGTTTAGATGTAGATACGGCAGTTGTGATCAGTGGAATAACTGCCACTGGTTATGATGGTCAACACGTTGTTACAGATAAACAAAGCGATACTGTTTTCAAATACAATGTTCAAAACTCTCCAGCTGATGCACTTCCTTCAGTATCTGGATCTACAGTTTCACTTACAGTTGATACAGTAACATCAGCATCTCCATACATTTTCAACATATCACTTCGATCTGTATTTGGTATGAGTGGATTACTTGCAGATGGTAATAAAGCATCAGGATTTAAATCCATGATGGTTGCTCAATTTACAGGAATTGGTCTACAAAAAGATAATAATGCATTTATAAAGTATAATTCGACTACAGGTGTTTATGATGATGGCACTGTAAGTGGAAATGAAAGTTTAAATACAGATTCAAGAGCAGTATATAAACCATCTTACTCAGGTTCACATATCAAAGCAATAAACGGTGCAACCATTCAAGCTGCATCTGTATTTGCGATTGGATATGCAGAGCATTTCTTGGCAGAAACTGGTAGTGAAATGTCAATTACCAACTCCAACTCAAACTTTGGAGCGAAAGCACTAGTTTCACAAGGATTTAAAAAAGATGCGTTCTCTCAAGACGATGTAGGTTATATTACACATGTTATTCCACCAAAAGAATTCTCAACCATTGATAAAACTATTGAGTTTCAATCTCTAGATATTACGAATTCTGTAGGTATCGGAACAACGTCTGAGCGTTTGTACCTTAAAGATCAAACAAATTCATTTATTAAACCAGAGAACGTTTTAGATGGATATAGAATCGGTGCTGGAACTTCTGATAGAATCAATGTTTTAATTCCAATATCAGCAGGTGTTACTTCAGAGTTTAGTTCTAGAATTGTGATGCAAGGTGATCAAACTACGGATGGAATTAAAAAGACACCTTCTAGTGGTGAAAAATCATTTAGAGTTAACAGAAATTCTGCAGGTATCAATAGTATTACAAGTAATGAAATTGAATTATTAGAGGCACATACTTTTGAAAATGGTGAGTCAATTAGAATCATAAGTGAGGATGGATCCTTACCTGATGGAGTCGATTCAAATAGGGTGTATTTTGCAATCACCACTGGTATATCAACTAATATTGGATTAAAAGTTGCTAAAACACTGTCTGAAGCAGAGAGTGGATCAGCGTTAACACTTAATAATCTTGGCGGCCCCTTAAGAGTTGTAAGTAGAGTATCTGATAAAATTCCAGGTGATATTGGTCATCCAATTCAATATGATAATATAAGTAAAAATCAGTGGTATATTAAGGTTGGTGTTGATACGTCTGGTGGAAAGGATGCTATTTGGCCTTATTTTGTTGATCAAGGAGGAACTTTAGGAGATACCTCCCCCAGAGCATATATTAAGAGAAAATCTGATGAGAGAAAAGAATCTGATACAATATATCGTTTAAGATATGTGATTCCAGCATCAACAGGAGTTGCAGTTGCAAGACCACCACAAAATGGTTATGTTATTCAAGAATCTAATACTTCAATTGGATCCACGACTGCTGAAGTTCAAACATATTTTGGATCTGAAAATCTTACAAATGTCAATCAACAAAGAAACTTTAGAGTGATTGCTGGTGCAGGTTATAGTTCAGCAGATAACACTGCAAGTATTGTGACAGAATTACCTCATAATTTAACTGTTAGTTCTTTAGTTGAAATTGTAAATGCAAAAAGTTCTAATAATACCACGGGATTGGGTAATTCAGGCTTTAACGGAACATTTAGAGTCGCGGGAATCACAAGTGCCACTGAATTTACTGTTGGATTATCAACAGCACCTGGCTCATTTACTGCTACAGATATCCTCAATAGAGATGTATCTTTACCTCATTTTAAAAGAAAAAATTATAAAAACACATATTACATACAAGACACAGAAGAGGTTCAAGAATATATTCAAGGAACACAAGATGGTATCTATTACTTAACAGTTTTAAATTCATCTGTATCACCCACAGTATCTCCATTTACAGGTGAAAAATTTACACAACCTATAAAATTCCTCTTCCCACAAGTTAATCGTGACAATCCTGTTGCTGATCCTAAAGCAGCAAAATCACATGCGATTTCAAAAACAATTGGTGAAACAACAATAAATGATGTTCGAGATAGTCTTACTAAAGAAACTTTAAACAAATTTGTTTTAGATCAAGGTGTAGGTATCGGAATTAGTAATATTATCACAGTTCCTGGCACGAATCAAAGTGGAGTTAGGATACCTGTAGATCATTTCCAGTATCCTGTTTCAAAATCTCATGTAATCTTTACTGATGTTGATCATGGATTCAATGGTATCGCCTCCGTTAGTATCGCAAGTAGTGGTTCTGGATACGGAACTGGTGGTGTTAGTGATGAAACATATTTCAATGCAAAACTAGTAAATTCTGAACAACTTGCTTTTCCTACCGTTAATACTGACGGAAATGCAAATGCAGTTGGTATAGGTTCTACCACAGGTGTTGATGCGACTGTAAAAGTCACCGTTGATAAAGTTCATGGTGGTATCACTGCAATCTCCATTATGAATCCTGGTAGTGCTTTTGGTGTTGGTAATACAATGTATGTTACTGGTATCACCACACACTCTAGTTCAATTCAAGCTGGAGGAGTAGGTTCTGGTCATAGTGCTGCTAAAATCACAGTTACAAAGATTGAAAATAATATTGGTGATGTTATTAAAATTTCAGGAATAACATCAGAAACTTATGATCAATATAATGAAAGTTTATATCGTATTGAGAATGTTGTTGTTGGTGCTGCTAGAAGTTTCAGTGTCATAGGAAACACTCCTATAACTGGTGTCACGACTGCTGGAATAGGAACAGTTGTTGCTGAGAATGCATTTTTCACAGTGACAGGAAAACCGATAGGAATCAGCACATACACATATAGTGTATTGACAGGGGTTGCCACAGTCGGAACGTCAACCTTCCATGGATTATCTGTTAATAACAAAGTAACTGTTGCCATATCATCAGTTGGTGTTAGAACTGACGGTAATTCTACAACCCCTCTCCCAAGAGAATTAGGAAACTTTACTGGAGACTTTGTAATTAATAAAGTTGGTGGTGATCAAAGATTTGAAATCAATATAGGTATTGGTGTCACAACCACGACTAGTTTATCTGTTGGTTCATCAATGTTTGTAATGCAAAGAGGATTTGCATCAAACGATGGAACTCCCACTCAAGATGATGAAAGTTTGAATGGTAGAATGACTCCATTCCATGATGGATCCCAATTTATTTTGAATAGTGCTATGACTAAAACTAGCACAACGATGGATATTACCACTGATAATACTACTGCAGATAATAATTTCAATGTTGGTGATTATATCATGATTGATGATGAGATCGTGAGAATCAAAAACCAACCAACAGATCCATTAACTGTTTTCCGTGCAGTTCTTGGAACGAAGGCAGCCGCACACAGTGCTAGATCTATAGCTCGTAGAATTAAACCATTGCCAGTTGAATTAAGAAGGCAATCTATTAACAGAGCAACTGGTCATACGTTTGAGTATCTTGGTTTTGGGCCTGGAAACTACTCTACTGCATTGCCAGAGAGACAGGATCGTAATTTATCAGAGGCAGAAGAATTAATTGGTCAATCTCTTAGAAAGGACGGTGGTGTAAACTACTTCTCTGGAACAAATGATAAAGGTATATTATTTGCTGGTAACAAAAAATTAGATCCAATTGCTGGTAAAGAAGAAATACATAGCACTCCAATCAGAACAGTCACAGGTGAAGACATCTCTGTTAAGAGAGGAATTAACATAATTAAGGCAACAGAGGGAGACTTCTCATCATCTATTAATGTTGATGGTGGTGATGAGGGTAAGGTGATATCTGAGTTTAAAGGCCCTGTAGTCTTCAACAACAAGGTAACATCAACATCATCTAAGGGTGTTGAGGCAACATCACTATTCTTACAGGGAAGTGCAACAGTTTCTAGAAAATACACTGTTGGAATCGCAACTCCAACATCTGCAGGAACTGCTGGTGACATAGAGTTCACTAACAATCCACAAGGTGGTAAGTATCTTGGATGGGTATACACAACAGATAACGCATGGAAGAGATTTGGTAGTATAAGTACAGCAACAAACTTTGATAATCATACATTTGATGCTGTTACATCACCTATCTTTAACCCAACTGGTATTGTAACTGCTGTATTCTCTGGCACTTTATCTGTCGGTGGAGTTGCAGGTGCTCTTGTTGGAAATGGTGCATCAATTGGTGTTGGAACATTCAAACCTAGGGGTGCAGTTGACTTTGGTGATGCGGGTGGTGTTAAGAGTAGATTTGCAGTTATGCCTAAAGTTACAACAACGGAAAGAGGTAACTTAGTTGGTCTTACTACAGGTGCGATTATCTATAATGAAACTACTTCTAAGTTCCAAGGATACGCTGCTGGAGCATGGGTTGATCTTCACTAAATAGAATTGATAAATAATAAGAAAACGTTAGGGGGAGAGTGAACCCGAAATGGCAATTAATAAGAATTTTGTCATAAAGAATGGTGTTCAAGTCTCAACAGACTTGATTATAGGTGACGCAGACAATAATAAAGTCGGTATAGGAACTACTATACCAGGTTATGACCTCCATGTTGGTAGGGGTAGAAAAAGTAGAGGTGGTATCGGTGCAACTGATTTAGTTGTAACTGGTGTAGCGACAATAACTCAATTATCTGTAACAGGTATATCAACCTTTGCAGGTGCTCTTGATGTCAACAGCACGGTAGATTTTGGTGATGATGTTGTTTTTAATGGCACGAATGACATTACATTTGATCAATCTGAGAGTGCCTTAGTATTAAATGATGGTGCAGCTCTTAGAGTAGGAACCTCCTCTGACTTCTCCATCTCACATGACGGTAGTAATACAATATTAAGAGAGAATGGAACTGGTGATTTAAAAGTACTTTCTAGTAGAATAGTGCTTGGTGGCACTAGAAATGCTGGTGCTGGCGATACAACAGCAGTTTTTGCTCAAGGTGCAGCTGCTGAATTATGGTTTGATAATTCTAGAAAGGTCGAAACTACTAGCGGAGGCTTTAAGGTCACTGGTATCGCAACTCTGACCGATAGATTACATGTTGAGGCAGGAATATCAACATTCGATGCAGATGTAAGATTTGGTATTGGTGCAACAGTTGGTTTCGGAACTAGTGCGTTCTTTAAGGATGATGCAGCTATATTCTTAGGTGATGATTCAGATCTTAAAATTCATCACGACGGGTCAAATAGCCGCATTCAAGACGTAGGAACTGGAGATCTAATACTTCAAGGTTCAGCAGATATTAAATTACAAAGTGCAAGTGCAGAAAATTATATTGTCGCTAATGACACTG